AAACTATTTCCGGTAAGTTGGGAAGCGCTGCGATGCTAATGGAATTAATAAGCATGCTGATGCTCCTAGTAAGCGTTAGAGTAGGTGGGGTTACTGCCCGCGACCTACACTTCTAGTTATAAGAAAGGAACTTGATAAAAGCAGAAAATTATGGTATATTAATCATACGATTAAATATAAACATACGATAACATACGATAATATAAGGAGATATATACATGTCGTTAGCTACGTTAAAAAAGTCTAATTCGTTAAGCAAACTGCTCGGTGCCGCCGAGGAGGAAACCAAATCCCTAGATAAGAAGTCTTATGTAGATGAGCGTTTATGGAAGCCAGAGCTTGATAAAACAGGTAATGGTTATGCCGTTATTCGTTTCTTGCCAGCAGTAAAGGGAGAAGATTTACCTTGGGCAAAGGTCTGGAGCCATGCGTTTCAGGGCCCCACTGGCCAATGGTATATTGAGAATTGCCTTACTACTCTTAATCAGTCCGATCCAGTAGCAGAAATGAATTCTGCATATTGGAACTCTGGTATTGAGTCTGATAAGGAAATTGCTCGCCGTCAGAAGCGTAAGCTGCAATACTTCTCTAACATTTATATTGTTAGTGACTCAAAGCATCCAGAGAAGGAAGGTAAAGTATACCTATTCCGTTTTGGAAAGAAAATCTTTGATAAGCTTATGGAAGCTATGCAGCCTGCTTTTGAAGATGAAACTCCTGTTAATCCGTTTGATTTTTGGGAGGGTGCGAATTTTAAGCTGAAGATTCGTAAGGTAGATGGCTATTGGAATTATGATAAGTCTGAGTTCAGTGCGCCATCTGCTCTGTTTGATAATGATGATGAAATTGAAGAGTTGTGGGGTAAGCAGTATCATCTTGCAGAGTTTTCTGCGGCCACTAATTTTAAGTCTTATAATGAGCTCAAGACTCGTTTAAGTGTGGTTCTTAGTGGAACAACTGTGGTTGGTAATGTTGAGGATGATGATGTCCCTTTTGACTCAACAGCTACTATTGATACAAAAGAGGAGCCTGCTCCTAGTATTGAAGTAGTCACTAAGGATGAGGAAGAAGATACCTTATCCTACTTTGAGAAGCTCGCAGAAGCCGAGTAGTAGTATTACGCTAATGCAGTCTAGGCGGCCAATATAATTGGTCGTCTGGCTGCGATTCCATTATTAACATAGTTGGTAGTTGGGGAACTAACAACATTACCGCCAGTGTTAATTGATGTAATTCCACCACCGGCACCACCGCCACCCATATCTCTTTGTATGCCTGCTTGTAACATTGCGGCCGCCCTTCGACCAGAATCAGTTAACGGGAATATTCTATCTAGTCGGTCATGCAATCCTTGATCATGAGTAAAGATAGAACTGTTCGGTGATTTGGTTGTAGCTTTTTTCTTAAATTCAATATCCAGAGCTTTTGCTTTTTCACTTTGTGCTACTAATCTTGCTAACATTCGATTATCATCGGCCATTAGTTCTTTTTGATCTTGAATATCTCCCTTATCAGTGCCACTGGCGCGCCCCATCTGAAATTCTTTTCCTTTTTCACCCTTCGTGTCTAACCACAATTGTTGTTGTGCAAGTTTTTCCCTAATTTTCTCCATTGCTTTTTCACGCCTTGCTTGACGATCAGCTCTTCTCTTTAATTCTTCTTCATTCTTTTTCTTCGTTTCATCTGCTAGTTTCTCAGCTTCTTTTTTCATATCTGCTTCAGATTTATCTGGCCCGCCTAACCAGCTGGGCAGGAATTTGGTTAATGATTTGATAAGTTTTCCCACCGCCGCGGCAGGGTCTTTCATCCAATCAGGAATAATGTCTTTTATCTTACTAAAATCAAGTTGCAATATTCCAGTACCCTTTTTATTCCAGAAAAAGTCACCTATTGATTCAATCACCCCTGTTATCATTGTCCACAGAGAGAAGCCGCCAGCTGCTGTTTCTCCTTTCTTTTTCCCCCAAGCAAATAGACCTTTAAACCAATTCCATACACCGGTAATTAAATCTAATATAATTCCACCTATACCGCCAGGTTTAGTCTGCTTATCAGCATCAGTAGTATCCGTTGTATCAAATCCAAATAGACCTTTAAACCAGTTCCATATACCAGTAACCAGGCCTAATAGAATGGTGTGTGGTAAGAATATAATATTAAGTACACTAGCAAAAGCTTTACCCACAGTTGAGAAATCAAATAGACCTTTAAACCAATTCCAAATCCCTTCAACTAAACCTTTAAGAAATCCAAGAACTCCTTTTTTACCATCAGCATCTTCAACTGGTTCTTTATCTGTACCCCACCCAAATAATCCTTTAAACCATGTCCATACACCAGACATTATATCACCAAGAAATCCAAGGATACCTTTTGTACTATCTGCATCTTTTGCTGGTTCTTTAGAGGGAGTTGTACCCCACCCAAATAATCCTTTAAACCATGTCCATACACCAGAAACTAATGACAATAACATTCCACCTATACCGCCAGGTTTAGTTTGCTTTGCAGCATCAGTAGTATCCGTTGTATCAAATCCAAATAATCCCTTAAACCAGTTCCATATACCAGTAACCAGGCCTAATAGAATGGTGTGTGGTAAGAATATAATATTAAGTACACTAGCAAAAGCTTTACCCACAGTTGAGAAATCAAACAGATTTTTAAACCATGTCCAAATCCCTTCAACTAAACCTTTAAGAAATCCAAGAACTCCTTTTTTACCATCAGCATCTTCAACTGGTTCTTTATCTGTACCCCACCCAAATAATCCTTTAAACCATTTCCATACACCAGTAATTAATCCCAATAGCATTCCACCTATACCGCCTGGTTTTGTCTGCTTATCAGCACTAGTAGTATCCGTTGTATCAAATCCAAATAGACCTTTAAACCAGTTCCATATACCTGTTACTAACCCCAATAGAATGGTGTGTGGTAAGAATATAATATTAAGTACACTAGCAAAAGCTTTACCCACAGTTGAGAAATCAAATAGACCTTTAAACCAATTCCAAATCCCTTCAACTAAACCTTTAAGAAATCCAAGAACTCCTTTTTTACTATCTGCATCTTCAGCATCAGCTGATTTAAAACCAAATATACCTTTTATCCAATCCCAAGCAGGCTTCATTAGAGTATTCCATAACCAACCACCAATATTTGTCCACACACCCACATATGCATTCCACAATTGTTTAAGTGTGCCAACGGGATCAGTAAATAACTTTTTAATCCATTCCCAAGCAGCTTTAATCATATCAAATATTCCACCAATCATAGTACCAATCAAATCACTGAAACTAAATGAATCAAGCCATTTTTCGGCAGAGTCCCAACCAAATACTCCCAAAATCCAAGAAACAGCACTTTTTAATAAATCAAGAGGCATACCAATTAAATTTTTGAACAATTTGGACAATCCCTCTTTCAAACCGCCGAGAATACCACCTTCTTCATAACCCTTCATAAACCCTGTTATAAAATCAAAAGCAGACATAAGAATAGTGATGGGAAGAAATATCTTACCTAAAACGGTGCCAAAAGTTTTTGCAAATCCCATTATCCCGCGTGCCGCGCCGCCAAAGCCAGTAAGAGTTTTACCCAAATTAAAAACTGTTTTGAAAAATCTTATCATTGGTGTAAAAAACTTTCCCAATGATGTTATAACACTTTTTACTGTTTTTCCTACCGTCCCAATGGCTTTAAATGCTTTTGAACCTTTTATCGTAGATGATATAGTTTTTAAGGTTTTACTTAAACTAGTAAATGCTTTACCTATTGGCCCTTTACCTGTAAGGAGGTTTTTAAGTGGCGCAAATAATTTTGTCAGTCCCTTTCCAGTAAGTTTGCTGAGAAACTTAAATTCCAGAGCCAATTGCTTAAAGAAAGAAACCAACGCAATAATGGGGGCAGCAATCACAGCAATGATAATACCAAGACCCATTTTGCCTTTTTCTTTTACAGACTCTAAAAAGGATTTGTTTAAGGCCTTTAGACTTGCCCAAGAACCTGCCATACTATTAGCCATTTGTTCAAACAAGATAGTTTGTTTTGTTTGAGTTGCTTTTTCTTCACGCCCGGCCTCAGCTGCACTTGCCCCACCCGGCGCCGGGACTCCCGGCGGGACTCCCGGCGCACCTTTTCCTGATGTTGTGCCGCCGCCGGCAATTATTTTTTCGGCGACATCGACCTTACCCGTTTTATCAACCAGTTGAACACCAAGAACAATTGGCGCTTTACCCGCCGAGGGTTTTTTAGTAGCCTTTCCTAATGCTTTAACGACATTTTGAAAATTTTTGTCTTTATTTTCAGCCATTATCTTTTTCCTTTAGGTATGGATGCGCCGGACTTGCCGACATATAATCCGAAGAATGCTGCGCCCGCTCCGACTATGGTTGATATAAATGCTGCTTGTGAATTAGTGGGATCAGATAATGCCATAAACCAAACTGTTGTGGAATAAAAAGCATAGATATATGCAAGCATAATCAAGCGAGGAATTAACCGAAACTTATCTAAAATTCCAGCCGTCCTATTATACCAAGTAGGCTCATCTTCCCCTCTGTCAGCAATGAGATCAGTTTTTAGTAATTCATATTCTTTAGTTGTCTCTATTATTTTAACTGTATCATCTGACACTATAAATTACCTCTTTCTTTTTTCTTGCTCTCTTTGCTCTCTTTCATCTCGTAAATAATTCATCAACAGTCCGATATAAATTTCCCTTTCCCACGGCACCATATTCTCTAATTCTTCCAGACTATAATTATGGTGTTGCATCATTGCAAAATTGGTTTTAAAATAGTTCTCTAACGAATCATGAGAAAGGGCTATACGAAAAAACTTTGCATTCCCTCTATTGTAACCTTTCCTGTTTTCTTTGTCTTTGGATTCTTAATCTTAATTACATGCTGCAATTTAGGCATGGTTTCAAAAAACTTACCTAACTCCTCAAAATTCTGAGTACTCATATTTCCTATAAACTCATCCAATTCCTTTGAGGAAATATCAACACTATTGTATATTTCCTCACCGCTATGAATCTCTTGAACACAATTCTTAATCATTTCAAAAATGGAAAGAACTTCTCCTTTATCACTAAATCCGGTCATGTCAGAGAGCGTAGGATATTTCATAACAATCTTAATGTCCTTTGTGAGCTCCACTTCATTAGTATGATCGTCATTTGTTAAAACGCCAACATCTTCTAAGTTTATATCGACATCAACTCTTGTTTCCTCATCATCTGGGCAAAGAACATTGAGCGTGACTTTTTCTCCTACGGATTTTCCTCTCAGCCTTAGAAAAATATATTCTATATCAAAGAGAGGCATTTTATATGGGTTCAATTTCTCAAATGTGCATGAGGAAATAATATCAGCAAATGCTCTTTCTATTTGTTTATTGTCTTCTGATTCTTGTGCAAGCATTAGAATTTTCTGTTCCTTCACAAGAAAAGGTCTGTATTTTACTGTCTTTCCTGTAGATGGTAATTCCAATTCATAGGTTGCTGTATTAAGTTGTGGTAATGCCATAATTTTTTATCCTTTATAATAATTAATTTATACTACTCTACTCAATCAGGATCGAGCACCCGTATTACGGCGGGTGTGTTTTTTCCGAACTTATTTTGGGACGCGCCGGCGCTGGTCGCCTCTTTGCTAACTTCGTCTTGACTCTTGGTTTCTTGGGTTATATCAAGCGTTTTCCAATATCTAAAATTCATATCAATGGATAATTTAATAATCTCATTGTTTGAAGCATATGATAACTCTGTTTGTGCGATTGACTTTGGGAAGCATTCCTCAAGTCTTAATCCATACTTTCTTTGATTATTCTTATCCAAGATATATATGTCAACGGTGCCTATATAATCGTTGTAATATCCTACATTCCATGTATTGGGATTGAAAGTAGTATATTGCCATTTCTCAAAAAACACTCTCTCCCTTAAATCAGAACTTGCTTGAAATACCATAGTGACAGAATCAGCATAGTTTACATTATTGACAACCTCTCTCAGCGGGCCATGGACATTCGTATCAGGCGTTGAAGATAAATTGCGTCCTGGCAAAGTAACAGTTTCACACCGCAAGGAGATTTCTTGAGCATCGCCCCTTACACTGGAAATATGATTACTTTCAGGCCAACTTTGTCCACCAATTGGAGGAAAGATCGACACTTCATATTTATTTGGTTGAGCGTAGCCTTCATTAGTACGAAATGAAGAAAGAACATTTTCTATGCTGTTGCCGGACGTGGCCTCTGTAAATTGTGTTGCAACACTCATTAAATCATTCCTCTTGAGTCGCTCCATACAGTTTTGGCGGACTCCTTCTTAAATCTCTGCACAGGCAAAAGAGTAGCAATGGTAAATTCATCAGCATCTATTCTACGGAACTGCGATTTCATCTGGCCTCTAAGATATCTGTGTAGAGTTGGTTTAATCAGTCTAATATTCTTTAATTTGCTGTAATCAACAATCAATCTGGTAGATTCATCAAATTTTGTATTGTTGGAAAAATCCACCAGACGATCTAGAAGCTTTATTCTAAGCGGTATGGGTAGATAGTGCATATTGATGCCAAGAAATCCATCAGGATATGTTTCCAATGGAAGCACCAAAGGAAATGTATCATAGTAAGGCAGTTTCTTTTTATGTTTTGGATCATATACAAACATGTTTAGCTTACCATA